GTACCGATCTTGCCGCCCACTGCTTTTACCAGAGCATCCACTTCAGGCCCCCGGTTGTTGGTACCCGGCGTTTCCTTTATCCCGAGAATCTTTCTGGATTCGGAAACTATGCAGGAGGCTTTGAAAACGCCTAAAGCATGGAAGTAAGTGCCCAGATGGATAAGGCATAGTAACAGAAGTAAACGCATATCGCAGTTATTACAACCTTGTCTTTAAATGTATCGCCCAGTTTATGAGGATCATAAATCGCCAGATATAAATGATAGAAATTAAGGCGTATGGCAAACGTGGCCATGAAGCCAGCAATGTACATTACCGCCGCACCTGCCAGCACGTTGGTAAAGTATCCGGGAGGGATTAGCCCAGCCTCCGGGCCAAACCAACTGTACACACCGTAATAAGCACCGGCAAAAAACAAAATAGCCAGAGGTGAAAGGATTGCTTCATTAAATTTTGACCAGAAGTTTTTCATTGAATGATTGAGAGGTTGGTGAGCGTATCCACCCGGCTATCCGGATTGAATACCAAAAGTTTTACTCGCTTTTTCCGTTTGCCCCAGTTCCAAGGAAGTATGTGTTTGGCCTTCCAGCGGTCTTTGGTTTCCATTACCGCCAGCTTGTTTACGGTTTGGGTGTTTACGGTAGCCGAATCTCCTTTGATCAGTACCAACCCGTTTTCAAAGCTTCCGTTCCAGCGGATGGCTCGTACACTATCCCGGATTACTACCGAATCCCGGTAAGTGATAATCACCGAATCTTTTACCGGGAGCTTCTGGCTTTTTATGGTTGAAAGAGTAACATCCACAATGCTGTACACCTTCCCCAAATCCTGCTGTGTTTTGCGCTGGTATTCGGCCAGCTTCTCATCCATCAGGTTTGAGAATGTTTCCTTTGATACTTCGGCTTTTGGCTGGCTGGCTACCGTTTCACCGGTTTCAGATTTAGCAATAACAGTTTCTGGATTAACCACCTGGTTTAATCCAGCCACTTCCGTAATGAGTTTTTTTTGGGAATGAATACGATAGGTAACAACAGCCAGGCTAACAATAATAACCAGCCAAATACCGTAAACCAATCTACTGTAGCCATCCATCAATTACTTATTTTTCGTGATACTTTTTTCACTAAACCGCCGCCTTCAAGAAATCCTTTCAGTTCCCGAAGTGCCGCCGCCAGATCCTGATTACTTTTTGCCAGTGCCCGGAGTTCTTCCTTATGCTCCGCAAAATTGTGATCCTGATTATCCACACGGGTTTCCAGTTTGGTGATCCGGGTGTAAAGAATAATCACAGCAGTAAATGCAAGGCTGGCCGTAGTAATGATTGCTCCCACTACCTCAGGGCTGATTTCAATTTTCATAGTTTATGGAAAACGGAATGATTTTTTGGTGGCGTTGTCTGACCATTGAGGCCGGGCTGTATCGGAGTTATCCGTTTCTGGCACCGGAAAAAGCGGGTAATCTGCGGCGTTATCGTTGAGAAAGTTTCGCAGAATGCCTTCGTACTTAGCCGCCATTGATAGATTGTACTGCACTTGCCCGTTTACCAGATTAGGATCGGCTGCCTGGGCGTTTTTTATGCCCTCGTTTTCGCTCAAAACCTTAATGCCTGAGCTGGTAATGCTGATGGCAATTTGTGGAAGCACATCGGCCATGGCCAGATAGGCTACCAGCGGCCTGATCTTCGCCACCAATGTTTCTTCTTCCTCAGAAAGAGTGCCCTCTTCCATCTTGGTTTTGAGATCATCAAACAAATCCTGCCCGGTTATTACCGGAATGCTCAAACTCTCTACCCTGTTAATGCTCTGAAGCATTGAGAGAAAGAATCTGCGAGGTTGAGAAATCTTTATGTGATCGGTCAAACGAGATCCGGAATCAATAAACAGTTTCCGGGCTGCTTTCCTGAAATCCGATTCATCCCAAAAAGCATAATCGGCCTTAAATTTCTCCAGAAACGAAAGAAGCGATTCGGCAAACGTATCCGCATTCTCCGAAAGGTAGAGTTCTAGTTTGTTTACTGTCCATTGCCGGGCACCGGTTGTATTGTCGGCCATGGTTTCTACCAAACCATTGTCTCCCATGTCCAGAATCATTCCGGGAGCCGCCTCCAGTAAAGTGTAAAAGGTGAGAGGCCGCTGTACCTGCTTCAGAAGTTTTAGATTCGCAATATCCTGCTCCTCTACGCCATCCTCATAATCATCGTACCACTCTTGCAAGGCATCCACCGTATCCTGCCCAATCAGCGGTACAATGTATTTATCCTGGGCATCGGCCACAAAACTGGCAAAGCTTTCAAAAGCAGTGTTCACATTCAGCCGGCCGTAACAGGCTTTCATTTCGGCAGTGGTTTTAAGCAGGGGCATTGATGTTGGAGTTTACGGTCCTTTGTCCGGTTGGGTTTTTATCCAGAGTTTCCAGTTTGAAATCAATCGGCTGGATGAAATACTTTTCATCGAAGCCCATCATGCGCATCGCGATGTTAATCGGCTCCAGCAAAAGCATCCGTGGGATTGGAGTACAAAGGGCCGTGTGCAGATCAGCCGCCACTCGCATTTCCGAAGCCGAGCCGCCCAGCTTTCCACCGGTATCCACATTGGCAATACCTGGATGGATGCCAACCGAGCTGGCTGCATTAATCCGGAAATCCCGGCTCAGTTCCAGATACGTTTTATCCGTTGGAAAACCATCCAGCGCAATTACTTCCACTCCTGGCAGCGGCCTTCCGGTGGATGGATCGATAATAAATTCAGTGATCAAAGCCTTGTTTACGTTTTCAACTCCGCTCAGAGTATCATCCATTCGCTGCTGGAGTTCATCCCATGCGGCTTTCCGCTTTTCGCTTCCCCGCTCTCCGTGCAGGTCCAGCCATGCCGCCGGTATTTTTACGTGGTACTTTACGTTGTACCCGTTATCCAATCCGGAAGAGTGAAACTTTGGTATCTTGTTCAGCACCTTAATGGTTTCCAGTGCGCCAAACCATGAGGCCAGTCCGTAAGTCTGCTGCCCCGGAGTTGGCATAGCCACATGGTACACAAACTGAGGTTCGTGTTTTTCAATTCCGGTGTAATACCGTGGAAGGGGCTGGGCCTTTACGCTGTCGTTTTCTACTTTTCGCTCTCCAAATAGGATGTAGTTTTCAATCTGGCCGGTTTCTTCGTTCCGGATTTCGGCCCTCATCGTTGGCCAATCGTAAATATTCATCTCCAGCGGCTGGCCAAACACATTGAGATTGAAACCCGTGTACGCATTTGCCCCGTGGATAAATTGTGTGCAGGCTTTCAACCAATACTTTTTCAGGTTTACCTTTTTCATCCACGCACTGATCTCCGGATTCTCTACCGGTTCAATAATTGTGGTGGCTGGCACGTTCTCCGTTCCTGGTACAATCCGCTTTTGGAAAATTCCCAGCCCAGTACCGTGCAGAAAGTAAACTGCTTTCTCCAGAAGGGCTGGCATAAAGTCATTTTCCCATACCGCTTTAAGAATTTCATCTGGTAGCTTGTCATCATTTCCAAATTTTTCAAAGGAATAGCCAGATTTGGTACCCTTGTTTTTGGTGCGGGTAGTGTTTGAGCTGTTGGTAATTTCAATTACCGAGCGGCTTTTGGGCAAAAACCCAATCCAGTTTTCGTAGTTATTTCTTCGGGCCATGCCAGTTTATTTCTATTTGATTGAAAGCCATCAGCAGGCAGATTTTTAATTCAAAAGGTCGGTTTTTCTCCAGATCAAAAAGCAGCAGGTTGTGGGCCTTGTTGATATTGTGATTCCAGTCTCTTTTTCCTAAAGCATCCACCGGTGCAGCCTCGTTACTTTTTCCCTTTCTGGCCCGATTCGGAGCTGTACCAATCCGCACCCGAGGCTTATAAACCCGCCTGCTTCCATCCACTTTTAAAAACGAAAGAGAAAACTCTCCCATCGAGGTATGGATCAGCGTAAGTGCCGAGTGAATATTGAGGCCGCTCAATTCTGTGCTTTTTTGTTATTCCAAAAGTAGCAATGCCATAACCCCACCTCTTAGGACATGATTTAAGGCCGTTGATTCTTATTTATTTTTTTGCTCATTTTTGGCTAAAAACCTTTTAACCAGTTTTTTGGCCCGTTTTAATCTTATTTCTGGCAGAGAAAATGGCACAGGCGCCCTTTAGCAAAAAACAACCGGTCAAAGTTGCTTTTTGGCTTATATGAAAAGTTGCTGGTTGCCTACCGCCCAGGCATAAACGTACTCCATAGCTCTCCACTGTCTCCGTTAATCAGTCGGGAGTAAAGGCTGCAAAGAATGTAGTCTACACAATCGGATAGGTGGGTGGCCAGCTCCTGGTCTATGTTCTGGGTTTCGCTGCGCTTATCCTTTTTGAAATCCTTGGTGATGGGCGCATTGGTAATTGAAAGGATGGTGGCCTTGCAGTTGTTGGCGTTGATCATAAGCACCGGGTAGCTGCTATCTCTTCGGCTCAGGATGTTATTGATAAGGATGTGGCGTTGCTCGTGCCCCGGCAGTTTACCTGCGGCCTTGATTACTGCGCTCCATCCGTGGTGGCGGAAACGTGCTTTGGCTTGCTCGAACATTGGCGGGGCACCGATGCGCCGGTTGTTGGCCGAGGCATCGCCGTAAAGCTCAATGTACTTAATGGGGTGTGCTGCGTACTTATGGCAAAACTCATCTACCAATGTATCGATCAGCATTTCGCCCTCCTTGTCTTTAATGGGATCCGGCTTTACAAATACATTATCACAGATTCGAAACTCCTGGAAGCTGGGATGCTGGATCTGCTGGCAAACAATCATGGAGGTAAACGATACGTTGAAATCCATGGATAGCATGAAGAACTTCTGGGCATCTATAAAGCTGTCTCGCTTTATAGTCATGCGGCCGTTGGTATCCCAATCGTATTCGAATGTGGTAAGCGTGGTGTGCCGCTCCTCATTGAATGCAGGGTAAAATCCTCCACCTGCCTGGCGTTTGAGTTCTCCGTTCAATACCTCAATGTAAAACTCCAGAGGGCTTAGGTTTTGCCGGAGCCTTTCGATGTACTCTTCGCCCAGGATATTGATGTTGTCCAGGGTGGTGCCGGAAACCAGCAGGTAGTCTTTTGGATTGCGCTCCATCAGTTCCCGCCATTTCCAAATCCATTTACCTTCGGTACGCCATGGTGCAGAGGTGTAGTGGCAGATGGAGCCGGAGAGGTAATTCTTTACCGGATCCCAGCGGTCTTTACCTACCAACCGGCCCCGCACGGAGTTCACAAAAATTTTGTTCCAGACTTCTTCCTTAAAAAGTGCGGATTCATCTCCATCGAGCGAGTCGAAGCTTCCACCCCGGGCATGGTCGTTTTGCTCCAGGCTGGCCAGTTCTTTTACGTGGCCATTAATGAATGAGTAAGCGTATTCGTATTTCTTTGGGCCTTTCAATGGTTTGGCCCAGTGCCCAGGTGGTTTTTTACCAAAAACATAGTGGCCGGTCTTTCGCTTCGGATCCCATTCGAAAAGATTCAAAGAATGCCAAACGGCTTCCACTTCCGGCATTGTTTTGGTCAATAATTGACCAAAAGTTGGAGCCACAATCAGGCTTTTTCCGGATGGAAGGTTTTGCGCCAGTTGAAACTGCCGGTGCCCCAGTGTATGGGTTTTGCCAAAGCCACGGCCAGCAATGAGTGCTTTATACTTCGCTGGAGAAAGCAGAAACTGCTTCTGCTTACTGTTCAGTGGAATTATCGCTGCTACTTCCTTCGGCATCTTCTTCGTTTACTATTTCGGCATCTTCAGCCTGAATATCAAGCGTGAGAATCCGTTTGGCGGCATTGAGCATGGCCGGATCATCTGTGTAGATGTATTTGGTCGGCTGCATGTAGTCCTCTGGATTTTCGTAGCCGCCTACTTCCTCCTCGTGCAGCCCCATGAGTTCGTGGGCATCTTTGATAAGGAGTCGGGCCGTTACATAGTCCTCATCTTCCTCGGCGAGCTTTGCCAGCCGCATTAGGTTTTCGTATCCCGCATACTTCATGCCCTGCCGCATGTGGGCATCGGCTTTGCCAAATACTTTGAGAGCCTGTGAAACTATGTTGGCCGATTGCTGGATGCTGAGATCAAACTGCTTTTCCAGTTGCTCGGCTGCCTTCATAATCGAATAGCCGGCAGCAACAAGGCAGAAAGCTGCTCTCATCCGGTTTACCTGCTCTTTTTGCTTATCGGTTCCCTTACGGAGACCGGTGGCAATGGCCTGGTAAACATCGATCATATCCGATTTAGGATTCATAAATCAAAGGTTGCCGTTTGTGTTTTGGCATTTTAGGACAAAAAAAAAGCCGAAGGAAAAACCTTCGGCATTTTTATCAAACTTCTATTACCCATTATGTTACCTGATTCTTCAAAATGTCTCGTTGATACCGCAGCTCATCGTACTCTGCTTTTTTCTTCGCAAGATCTTCGGCATGCCGGATGTTTTTCGGATTTGCGGCCACTTTCTTTTCTGCTTTGGAAACGTAGGTCTTTTGGTTTTTGAGTTTTTTCTCCAGCTCCTGAAGCTTTGCTTCCTTCTGATCAGCGGTGATGCCGGTGCTTTCGGCAACTTTTTGACCGGAAGGAGCCGGAAGGGTTTTGTATTCCCAGAAATACTCTAACTGAGAATCCAGTGCTTTAATCTGCTCATCCAGATCCAGCACTTCTTTGGTTTTGGCTTTGGCTTCCTGGGAAAGCTCCTCTTCGTCTTTAGTGTTTTCTACCAGCCATTGGCTTGCCTTATTGCGCAGGTTATAGAGTGCCCGTTTCTCTTTTACAATTAACTGCACATCGGATGGAAGGGATTCAATAAACCGGGTTTGCTCGGCAATTTCGCCATCCACATATTCTTTTACCTCCTCTGCTGTTGGCTCACTTTCGGGTTTCTCTTCGGGAGCCAAAGGCTTGTAATCTGCCTCTGCAAATTTGGAAAGCTCATAGTTGATCTTATCCCGGTTATAAGCATTGTTCTTTTTACTCAGGTTGTGTACCAGAATCCGGTTTCGGGTAATCTGGGAAAGCAGGGCAATTCCTGCATGGTAATCTTTTTCAGGCGATTGCAGCCAGTTGTTGATCTGGTCTTTAATGGTAAGCTCTGACATGGCGTTTTTTTTGATGCAACAAAAAAGGGAAGGCTTTTGCCTTCCCCTTTAGGACTGATTTACAGTTTACTAATCGTTGATTAGCTGGGCATATCCTCCTTCAAATTCAACGGCACCTACAGCTGATTTGTAGTACAATTCAACCTCCTGACCGTTTACTGCCTCAAGATCGTCTCCAAACTTGCGGTTTAACTTGCGAAGGATAGCTGGAGATTCTTTAGTGCCAACGATCATCCATGCATCGTTGTTGAGTTGCAGCGCAAATACTCCCCGGAATGTTCCACGTACCTGGTTGAGGTAATCCCGGTTGATGGCAGAGTTTCCCTTCACCATGAACTTTACAATGGTTTCGTAAGCTGGTGATTGCGGAGTTCCAATGTCGGTTTCTTCAATTCCTGCTTTTCCACCCTCAGAATTTTTGATGAAGTCAAACTCTCGGAAAAATTTGCCTGTTTCAAAAGTAAAGGCATTGGAAAGATACTTTTTGGTAGTACCATCAACTGCTGAAATGGCGGTCAAATCTTCGGAAAGGATTCCCATGATCCTTTTTACGCCTCCGGGTGCGCTGTCGCACACCGGAGTCATGTCAATAAGAGTTACACACATAGTTTTCTTTTAGGTTTAAGTGTGTAAATTATGGCTGATCGTTTGTCCAGATTACCTGGCCATCGCGGAAGTTTACTCCTGCACGGAAGTCTCCCATAACCTTGATGGTCCGGTTAAATTCCTGAGTAATGATTGAAGAGGAAGGACCATCTACATCGTACCCGTACACCAGGTTTTCTTTAGGGGTGATAATTACCCTTTGGCTGGATCCCATTCCTGGTACTGCCACGATTTTGGCACGAGTGCCTTCCAGATACACCTGATCGTAGCCAGTGTTGTAAGGGATGGCTCCAACGGTTGCCTGGTAATCGCTCAGGTAGAAATCTTTTACCCCCACAGAGCAAAGGCAAAGCATTTCTTTTGAACGGTACTCGGGAGCAATTTTATCCCGGATCAGCTTGAACTGATCAAAAGCATTTGATGCTGTGATGGCATCACCATCGGCCACGTTTCCGGTTGGTACTTCTTCTGCGGTGATGGCAGCAGTCAAAAGAGTAAGGATTCCGTCCATGGTGGCAGCGGCAGTAGTGCCGGATGCGTTGTAGGTTCCGGTCCAAACGGCAACCTCCAGATCGTCCACGATGCGGTCAATGATGGCCTCAAACATGAACTGCTCCAAAGGAATGTCGAAAGGGCTGTCAGGAGGTGCCCCTTCCAGTTGGCCGATCCAGGAGTTGTACAGATCCAAAGGAATGATGCTGGCATCAAACGAACACCGGCGGGCATTTAGAATACGGGCCGAAAGCGTAAGCGCATCCGATGTGGCAGAAAACCCTCCACCGGTAGCGTAAGGCTTCAGCATAGAAGCTGAACGCAAACGCACGAGCGGCAGTTGGTCGATGGATCCACCGTAGGAGGTGAATAAATCACGGGTAGAAGCCTTCAGTGCTTTTTTAAATGCTTCTACTTTGGCTTCCCGTGCATACGCACCCAGGGTGCTGTTGAGCGAGGTTATGTTTACAGACATGGTTTTGAGTGGTCGGTTTTAAATTGTGAGAAATTATTTTTGCGCCTGAGCGGCTTTTCTTTCGTTGATCTCCCTTTGGAGTTTTGCCCATTCGGTTTCGGGAGCATCAGATCCTTTTCCACTGGTGATCCGGTTGCCAGAATCGGCAAAGGCACGAGCCATAAGCGGAGACT